AAAATTTTCTAATTTGTTTAAACCTCTCGAAAACTTAAAAGAGCCTAAGTCTAATATTAGTAGTTTGATTCCTAGTTTTGAAACTGTAGTGTCTACATTAAAAAATGTATCTCCTGCAGGAATTTTATTAGATAATATCGGCGAACAACTATCGGAAGTGATCGGCGGACCAACTAATGGCACTAAACCTGCTGAAGAAAAAACTGTAGCACAGTTAGAAATATTAAATAAGACGATACTTGATCTAGTTAAGTATATGAAAGACACTGCCGACAACACTGATAAAACCCATCGTGCAACAACGGGATTGTCAGGTAAGTTGTGGTAATTAAAGGAATAATCTAATGTCCGGATGGAAAAAGTATTTTACGCCCATTAACGTATCGGGTAAATTAAGCCCGATTAGCGGTAGCACCAGTATGGGTAGCAATCCTAGCCGCACTAATTATTCCAGCTATTTGCCCGATGTTTATGCTGGCCATCCTAATCGTTTAGAGCGTTATGGTCAGTATGATACTATGGATAGCGACAGTGAAGTTAATGCTGCCTTTGATATTTTAGCAGAGTTTTGTACGCAATTAAACGAAGAAAACGGCACACCTTTCCAAATCAAATTCAAAGAACAAGCTACTACAACGGAAATTAAGATCATTAAAAAGTATCTACAACAATGGTGTAAGATCAATAAATTCCCTGTTCGTATGTTTAAAATCGTACGAAATGCATTTAAGTTTGGTGATAGTTTCTTTGTTCGTGATCCTGAAAATCAAAAGTGGATGTATGTAGATCCTGCTAAAGTTGATAAAATTATTGTCAATGAATCAGAAGGTAAGAAGCCTGAACAATATTTTATTCGAGATTTTAATCCCAACTTTGAAACACTGGCTACAACTGCTATTCAACCTAGCAACCAAAATGGTGGAGGGAATCAATTCGGCGGCAGCTATGGATCGGGTGGCGGCGGGGCTGGTGGTTCGAGAGGTATGACTGGCTCATTCCCTACAACAGCCAACGGTAGCAGATTCTCTGAAAATCAAAACCAATACGCTATCGATGCTAGACACGTTATTCACATCTCAATGAGTGAAGGGTTAGACAACAACTTCCCATTTGGTAATAGTTTAATGGAAAGTATCTTTAAGGTATTCAAACAAAAAGAACTACTTGAAGATGCCATCTTAATCTATCGTATACAGCGTGCTCCTGAACGCCGTGTGTTCTATATCGATGTGGGCAATATGCCTAGTCACTTGGCTATGAGCTTTGTTGAGCGTGTTAAGAACGAAGTAAATCAACGCCGTATTCCTAGTGTTACAGGTGGTGCACAAAGTGTTATTGATGCAAGCTACAATCCATTAAGCATCAACGAAGATTACTTCTTCCCACAAACCGCTGAAGGTAGAGGAAGCAAAGTTGAAATTCTACAAGGCGGACAGAATCTAGGAGAAATTGATGACCTACGCTACTTTACTAATAAACTGTTTAGAGCTTTGCGTATCCCTAGTTCTTATCTACCTACTGGTTCGGACGACGGAGGAAGCAGCTTCAATGACGGACGAGTTGGGACAGCCTATATACAAGAATTGCGATTCAACAAATACTGCGAACGATTACAAAGCCTAATTACAGAGCCGTTTGATCTTGAGTTCAAACAATATTTGAGTAGTTCTGGCATCAATATTGACAGCAATATTTTCGATCTTAAATTTAATCCACCACAAAACTTTGCCAGCTACAGACAAGCTGAAATGGATACAGCCCGTGTTAACACTTTTAACACCATGGTCGCTGTGCCCTTTATCAGCAAACGATTCGCTCTAGAACGCTTCTTGGGTCTAACTAAAGAAGAAATTGCACAGAACGAAACGCAGTGGAAAGAAGAAAATGTTGATGAAGATCAATTCTTAAGTGCTAGCAGCGAACTTCGCAGTGCTGGTATCACAGCTGGCGGTATGAGCGGCGATATTGGGGATTTAAGTTCCCCTACACCTGATGCAGGTATGGAAGATGATGCTGCAGGCGCACCTGCAGGTCAAGCTCCGGGCGGAGATGCTGGCACAGGCGCTCCTGCTACAGGTGGTGCTGAAGCATAAATACTACTATGATTTTAAGAGAGTTTATCTATTTTGACCGCGAACATGCTGATCCTCAGGATGACAGCAGGTATCTCAGCCAAAATGATACTACCAATGTTCTGAAGCAAAAAGACCTTCGCAAGACTCGTTTAACATTGAGAATGATCAATGACATACGCAAAGCCAGCGAATCCCATGACAAAGAACATCGTAAAGAACTTGGGTTAGTGAGAAAAATGTACGCTGCTCCTCCGCCAGAAGCGGCAGCACAATAAGTACAAAGATAACTGTGCGGTCTAAAAACTAAATATTTTAGACAGAAAAATTCAAAAACCAGAAGTAATTCTGCGTCATCAAGGTCAAAACAGCTCGTTTTAGGCCTATTTCGTATATAAATTTCCGCGGTATAGTAAATACCATACAGCCTTGCCGCTACCCTAATAGGAGAAATTTATAACATGTCTACAAAATTTGAACAATTATTAGACTTATTGGTTAACGAAGATATGGAAGGTGCTAACGCTCTATTCCACGAAATCGTTGTCGAAAAGTCACGTACAATCTACGAAAACCTTATCGCTGAAGAAGAAGATGAGGAAATGGATGAGTCTGCAGAAGACGAAGAAATGGATGAAGCCAAAGACGAAGAAGACGAAGATAAAGTCGACGAGTCCATGGACGAAGAAGAAATGGATGAATCCGCCGATGAGGACATGGATGAATCCGAAGAAGAATTAGAAGATTCTTACATGATGGACGGTGCCGACGGTTTCGAAGGCGGCGAAGAAGGTGATGCTGCTGACGAGTTTGGTGGTGAAATCGGCGCTAACGGTCCAGAAGATGACGAACACGGTCATGAAGGTCAAGAAGATTCTGCTATCTATGATATCAAGAACGCTATTGCTGAACTAGAAGCTGCTTTCGCAGAACTAGAACGTGCTCAAGGCGGCGAAGAAGCCGAAATGGGTATGGACAACGAGTTTGGTGATGAAGAAGGCGAAGACGAAATGATGGGTCAACCAGCATTCGAAGGGCGTCGTATGACACGCGAATACGTTGAAAAAGTTGGTCACAACTACGGTGGCAACACACAAAAACAACAAGGCGACTACGCCGGTGCTGCTAGCGGTGAAACACAAAGCCGTCCAGTAGAAGGTAAGAGCCCAGTAAGTTCTGGTAAAGGCAAACCTAACACAGGTGCTAATGCCAGCAACATCCTAGGCGACCAAAAAGTTGGAGAAGGTTCTAATGTTGGTACAAGCCCAGCTAAAGTAAACAAAGGTATCAACCCAGAAAAGGGTGAACAGTTTACTGGCAAAGATTGGGAAACTAACAGCGCCCCAGGTGGTAAAGCTGGTGTTAAGAACTTGAAGAAACAAGGTTCTGGATATCCAGGAAACAACAAGACCCCAGGTCCAGTTGGTTCCGGTAAAGGTGACAAAGCGGGTCAAACTAGCGATGCTAATGGATCCAAAGGTCAATTCCTTCCACAACATACAAAATAATTAGAGAACACGGATGAGCAAATTCTCCTACTTACGTGAACATCTAAGCTTCGACCAGGCTTCCATTGTTATGGAGTCTGACGACAAGGATGGCAAAAGTCTTTACCTAAAAGGTATTGCCATTCAAGGTGGTATCCGTAATGCCAATCAACGAGTCTATCCTGTAGATGAAATTGAACGTGCAGTTAATGCATTAAATGACCAAATTAAAAATGGTTATTCAGTGCTAGGAGAAGTTGATCATCCTGATGATCTAAAAGTAAATTTAGACCGTGTATCCCATATGATCACTCAAATGTGGATGGAAGGTCCAAATGGTTATGGTAAGATGAAAATTTTACCTACACCAATGGGAAACTTAGTACGTACTATGCTTGAAGCAGGTGTAAAACTTGGCGTAAGTTCTCGTGGTAGCGGCAATGTCAACGACATGAACGGCCATGTATCCGACTTCGAGATTATCACAGTAGACGTAGTTGCCCAACCAAGTGCTCCTGGAGCGTACCCTACACCAGTTTACGAACATTTAATGAATGCTCGTGGTGGTGCAAGAGCATTCCGTGTAGCACAAGAAGTAAAAGAAGATCCAAAGGCCCAGAAATATCTTCAAGAATCGCTCTTGAATATTATTAAAGGTCTAAAATAAGCCCGAGGAGAAATAAATGTTGGACGCATTCAAACAATTAGTAGAGTCAGGTGTAATGACAGTAGAGACACAACAAGTTGTCGAAACTGCCCTTGCAACTAAACTACAAGAAACACGCGACCAAGTGACTGCTGAACTTCGTGAAGAGTTTGCACAAAAGTATACACATGACAAACAAGTTATGGTAGAAGCAATCGACAAGATGTTAAGCGATCGCCTAACCGCTGAGATGTCTGAATTGCATGAAGACAAAAAAGCTCTAGCTGAAGCAAAAGCTGCATACCGTACCAAGGTTGCAGAAGATGCTAAAAAACTAGAAGGTTTTGTAATCAAGCAACTTGGAAAAGAATTGGTTGAGTTCCAAGGAGACCGTAAAAAAGTTTCTGAGAACTTTAACAAGTTAGAGCAATTCGTAGTTCACGCTCTATCTAAAGAAATCAATGAATTTGCCGCTGATAAGAAGGACCTAGCTGAAACTAAAGTCAAGCTAGTTCGTGAAGCAAAAAGCAAGTTTAGTGAAATCAAGCAAGACTTCATTCAACGCTCTGCCAAGGTCGTTGAAGCCACTGTTACTCGTAAGTTAACATCTGAAATCAAGCAATTGAAAGAAGACATTGACTCTGCTCGTAACAATGACTTTGGTCGTAAGATCTATGAAGCATTTGCACAAGAGTTTGCTGGTTCCTTCCTTAACGAAAAATCTGAAACAAGTAAATTGTTAAAGATCATCGAAAAGAAAGAACAAGAACTAGCAGAAGCAAAACAAGCCGTTGAAGAAAAAGCGCATCTAGTAGAATCCACACAACGCGACCTTCGTGTTACAAAAGATTTGATGGAACGCAAAGCTGCATTAGGCGAGTTGTTGGC